TTACACCCGTGGGGGAAAGGGGATGTGGAAGCGGAATTGAGTGCCCTGGCCGCGCCGGCTGTCGACCTGCACGTCGCCTCCCAATTCCTCGACGCTGATTTTGACGGCGGTCATTCCGATGCCGCGGCCCGACCATTCGCTCGCCTCGGTGCGGGTGGTGATGCCTTCGGCGAACACCAGGTCGGCGAGGCCCCAGGCGCTGACGTCGGCGCAGGTCACCTCGGCGGCGCGGCGGCGCAGCAGGTCTTCGTCGATTCCCGCGCCATCGTCGGTGATATCGATGGACAAAGCCCCATCGCCGCACCGGATGGCGCAGGCAATGGCGCCGACCTCGCTCTTGCCGGTGGACAGGCGCGAATCCGGGTCCTCGATGCCGTGATCGACGGCGTTGCGGAAGACGTGCCCCAGCTGTGGGGAGGTGACCAATTCTGCACCGGCGTAGGTGTGGGGGGAGTGGGCTGAAAGCCAGTGTTTATGCGGGGGTTGGGCGGGAAGGATTTTGCACCGGTGTCCGAGCGGAAACGGTCAAAAACGGTCAAAGTGCCGCGCAATTTTGCACCAGAACGGGTGGATACCGGGCGCCTTTGAGGTGGCCAAGGTTGGCCGCAGATGATCGTGTCCTCATGGGAGGCTTGGTCAGGGCGTTCTGGTTTTCACCCAATTGGGTGGAACCGACCCCTGCCGCTCCTTGATGCTGTCAACATATTTGCTGCCGAGTTGGTCATAGCATGCGACGCGGAACTCAGTATCCCCAAGATTGGGGAATTTGCTGTCGCACAGCTTAAACATAACCTGGACGGCTTCCTTCATTTCTTCTTCAGGAGGAAATTTAACGGTGCGAGGCTGAAACATGATCATGACGGAAATACAAACAAAGATGAAAGCCAGCCCCATCACAACGCGAGATAATATCTTCACGATCAACCTCACAGCTTGCGTTTGACGTAGATTACCGTGGCAATCTTGATGACGTTATCGATGCGAATCCTGTCGATATAGGATTCCTGGCCCCCATCTCCGTTTTGACGTGGAAGCCATCCCTGCAGTCGGACCCAGCCGTCTTTCGCGCCGCCGAACAGCTTAATGGTGGCGTGCCCATCGGCGCGTTCGACGTAAACGGCATCGCCGATGTCGGCTGGATCCGCCGGAGAGCAAAAGCACAGATATCCGGGCGAAATGCCGGCGGGAATCATGCTGTCGCCAACGGCTAGGACTGCGAAGGCGTTTGGATCGCGAAGATCTCCGGGCCGGGCGGCCCGAACAGCCATCGGGCCATCCTGGTACCACCCTGCCAAACCGCACTCCGCCAAGCCCAGGACTGGCACAGAGTGGGTAGACACACCGGACATGGACACGACATTACCGCGCACCCTCTCCACCGGCGTGTCCGTCGCTTCCAGGCCACTTGGTCGCACCGGACCTTCGCCGGTCAACAGCCAATTGATATCAATCCCGAAGTCAGCACGGATGCGTGCCAAGACGTCACCGCCAGGGACGATTCTGTTCCGCTCATATTTCCCGATGGTGTCCTTCGCAACGCCCAATTGTTCGCCAAAAGCATCCTGGGATAAGGCGCCGCGCACCACCCTAATGCGGTCGCCTATGGTTTCAGTGGACGCAGTCACGGCTGAAACTCCGGCGCAGGCCCGCTGAAATCACTTCAGCGTCCATCAACGCATTGAAATAAAATGGAATTCCGTCGATACGGATAAGTCGGCGCACTTTTGGCCGCTGAAACGGCCAGATGGCGCCCTTTTTATCTTGTTGTGACGCCCAAAAGGGCGTTATAACGATTTCCATGTCTAGCGCACCTGCAACCGTAAACGTCCCAAAAAACCCCGCCGTGCGGCGGGTGTTCATCAAGGGCGAACTCGAACTCCGAAACCTCAGCCTGCGGAAACTGGCGGCGCGCGAGGGGGTATCTCACCAGGCAATGAGCAGTGCGCTCATCGCCCCCTCGTCCCACCTGCAGGCCGTCCTCGCCCAGGCGCTTGGCCTGACCGTCCACCAGCTCTTTCCGGAGTGGTACGACGAGGCCGGCGTCCGCCTGGGTCGAACTCGCAGCCCACAGCGTAGCACGGGGCGTCGAGCGGGCAATGTCGAAAGCGGGAGGGCCGCATGAACATGACCAAGCGTACCCAATCCAAACTCAACCATCCCAAGGGTTATCTGATCCAGCAGGCCCTGTTCTCGGGGTGCTGGGACGAGAGCGAGAATCTACTTTTGAGGCTCTATCTGGCCCAGAGGGCGGACAAGAGCTCCCGGGTCCTCACCAAGAGCTGTGAGGATTATCTGGTGTCCGCGACCGAGGCCGCCGCCCTGGTCCATGACTACAGCGTCCTGATGGGGTTGCCCGGTCACTATATCGGTGTGATCGACCGCCTCATCGGCATCGACGACAAATACGCCCCTCACCGCGAGCAGGCGCTGGCCCTGGTGGCCGAGGCGGCCCCGCGCCACGCGGAGGCTGCTGTACCGCTGCCGGACGGCAAGATGATTGCCGTCCGGCCGGGCAATGTCGAAAGGGCCGTCTGACATGAGCGAGCGGACGCCCCCGTTGCAAGCTTACCGCAAGCGGGAACTCACCGCGGATCTGCGTCGGGAACTTGGTCTCCCTCTGGTTCTTCGGGTGATTGACGGCGGTCGCGCCGGGCGGCCTGAAGAATGCGGGCGGCCTGGGCCATCCGAACCAAGCGAGTGTCACCGTCCTGAAGATACTGAAGGACGCCGGTGATGATGAACGCCCCCATGCCGTCGGAGAAGTCGCTGGATGCAGCCCGCAAGGCCGCGTCCATCTCCTCGTCCGATACGACCTGCTTTTGGGTCAGTAGATCGATCAGGACCAAGTTCAGGTCGATGAGGCCCTGCACCATCTCGGACAGGACTTCCGCATTACCGGCTGGTGACGCCAGTCTGGCGGCAAGCGTTTCCAAGGACATTTCCATCATCGTTTCCCTTCATGGTTTGCTGGCCCGCGAAACCACAACCATAAGGGAAAGCCGGCCGGCCGTCATGGGGGATCCCCTGTCCCCGACGGCCGGCCATCTCCCCCGCGCCGTGGGCATCGGCGCGCCTCCCAAACTTTGGGCCGGACTCGGCAGCGCGCAAATCGCCGCGTCCGGCCTCCTTTTGGGCGGTCTCAACGACAATAATCGAGAGGCCAGCATGACCAAGACCCGCAAAGGGCGGTCGGCCGATCCACGGCAGGCCGACTTTTTGGCGCTGCTCGACGGCGCCGTCGCTCTCCCACCCCTCCCCGAGCCCCGGCGCGAGGCCGGTGCTCTGGCCTTTGACCAGCGCATGCGCCGACTGCTCAATCAGGCCATCGCCGCCGGTCCCTATACGGACCGCGACGCCCTGGCCCAGATGGTGAGTTTTCACGCCGGCCGGCCGGTGACCAAGGCGATGATCGACAGTTGGACGGGGGCCAGCCGGCCGCACCGCTTTCCGGCCGACCTCATCCCGGCCTTTTGCGCGGCGCTGGGCAACACCATGCTGCTGCAGGACCTCGCCGAGTCGACGGGATGCGCCGTCACCGAGAGCGCCGAGCTGATCCGTTCCCGCTGCGAGCGCCTGACCCTGTTTATCCGGCTGGCCCGAGCGGAACAGCGCCGGTTGGTCGCCGATCTGCCCCGCTCCGGGTGTGGAGGCGGTCATGGCTGAAGCCTGGTACACCGCCGCCGAATTGGCCGCTCTGCGCCTGCCCGCCCTGCCGGCTTCGCCTCAGGGCATCAACGCCAAGGCCAAGCGAGACAAATGGTCAAGCCGGCGACGGGACGGCAGTGCCCAGGCCTGGGAATACCCCATTTCCACCCTCCCTTCCGCCGCCCGTGACGCCCTGATCTCCCATCTGCTTTCGGCCGGGGACGGCCTCCCCTCCCTCGTCCCCGTGGCCGAGCCCCCGGCCGGCGTCTCCTCCCCGCCGGCCGGGGCATCCACCGCAATCGCCGTCATCGGCGACACCACCCACCTGACCAACGCCCAGCGCGCCGTCATGGACGCCCGCATGGCGGTGCTGGCCCATGTGGACCATCTGGCCCGGCTGATGGGCGGCATTACCCGCGCCCGCCTGCGGGTGGTCAAGGAGGCCAAGGCCGGCACCCTGCCCGATGGCATCGCCAAGCTTCTTCCGGTCGCCAACGCCAGGTCCGGCAAGGCGGGCGGGCGCACCGTCAGTCCGCGCACCCTGGTCAACTGGCACAACGAGCGGGCCGCCGGCCAGGCGGTCGCCCTGGCTCCCAAGGTGCCGCAGCCCGACATGAGCATTCCCGCCTGGGGGCCGGCCCTGCTCGCCGTCAAGAATTTCCAGGGCCGCAGCCTGCGCGACATCATCGACATCGACCTCGCCGCCCCCGGCGCCCTGCCGCCGGGCGTCCCGGTGCCCAGCTACGGGCAGGCGCGGCGGTGGCTGGACAAGGTAAGCACCATCGAGCGCAACCGCAGCCGCATGGGGCCCAAAGAGCTCAAGTCGATCAAGCCCTACGTCAAGCGCGACCTCTCCGGGCTCGATCCCCTGGACGTGGTGCAGAGCGACGGCCACTGCCTGGATGCCGAGGCGCTGCACCCCCGCCATGGCCGCCCCTTCCGGCCCGAGATGACCTCGATCATCGATCTGGCGACGCGGATGTGCGTCGGCTGGTCGGCGGGGCTGGCCGAAAACGCCCTGGGGGTGACCGAGGCCATCGTCTACATGGTCACCCGCTGGGGCATCCCGGCGGTGTGGTACGTGGACAACGGCTCGGGCTACAACAACCAGCTGATGGACGACGAGCGTACCGGCCTGCTCGCCCGCATCCAGACCACCAAGCTCAACCGCCTGCCCAACAATCCCCAGGCCGGCGGCTATGTCGAGCGGTCGCACCAGAGCATCTGGATCAAGGGTGCCAAGCGCCTGCCCACCTACATGGGCAAGGACATGGACCGGCAGGCCGGCCAACTGGTCCACAAGATCACCCGCGCCGAAATCAAGCGGGCCGGCACCACCCGACACATGATGTCCTGGCCGGAATTCTTGTCCTGGGCCGAGGCGCTGGTGCGGGAATACAACAACACCCCCCATCGCGGCCTGCCCCGCATCACCGATCCCGTCACCGGGCGCCGCCGCCACATGACGCCGGCCGAATCCTGGGCCGAGGCGGTGGCGCGCGGCTGGAGCCCGGCCGTGGTCTCGGCCGCCGAGGCCGCCGACCTGACCCGCCCCTACGAGGTCCGTATAGTGGCGCGCGGCATGGTCTCGGTCCTGGGCAACAGCTACTTCAGCCGTGTCCTGGCCGATTGGCATGGCCAGGAGGTGATGGTGGGCTACGACGTCCACGACGCCTCCAAGGTGTACGTCCGCGACATGTCGGGCCGCCTGATCTGCGAGGCCGGCTTCGAGGCCAACAAGCGTGCCGTCCTGCCCCGGTCGTACCTGGATGCCGCCGTCGAGCGGCGGCAAAAGGGTCGCCTGCAGCGCGCCATGGAGCACGTCAAGGAGATCCACGCCGAGGCGGGTATCCAGGTCGTCGACGGCACCACCCAGACCGTCTCCGACAACGTGGTGGCCCTCAGGCAGCACCTGGTGCTGGAGATGGCCGCCGCCCCGTCCGTCACCGCCACCCCCATCCCCGAAACCGCCGCCTCCCGCTTCGAGCGGTGGCGCGCCCTCGACGCCGCCGTGGCGGCCGGCGCCGAGGTCACCGAGGACGAGCGCCGATGGCACGGCCGCTACCCCCTGTCGGCCGAGTGGCGCGCCATGTCCGAGATGGCCGCGAATTTTGACGAGATGTCCGGCGCCGCCGGATGACGACGACGCCCGCCGGTGGCACGGCGGGCGTCTGGAAAACTGATACTGATGGAGACCTCTTATATGTCCGAGCCCCCCCGCACCGTCAATACCGTCGCTCCCCTCACCAACGTCGCCCTGTTGCAGGAGTTGGTGGGTCGTCTCAAGCATCGCAAGCCCAATCTTCCCGGCATCGGTTGCCTATATGGCTTCAGCGGCGACGGCAAGACGGTGGCCACCGTCTATGCCGTCAATAAGTTGGACCAGGAGGCCGCCTACCTGGAGGTGCGGTCCACCTGGACCCGCAAGAAATTCGTCGAGGCGCTGCTGCAGGAGCTGTCCCCCGGTATCCGTTACGGCGCCAGGCCCACCTACGACCTGATCGAGATCGCGGCGGAAAAGCTGATGGTGGGCCGCATCATCCTGTTCGTCGACGAGGCCGATTTCGTGGTGGACCGGGGCTATGCCGAGGTGATTCGTGACATCTACGAGATCGCCAAGACCCCGATCATCCTGATCGGGGAAGAACAGCTCCCGATCAAGCTGGAACGCTACGAGCGGCTCCACAACCGCATGGCGCAGCCCGTCGCCTCCCAGGCTTGCAGCCTCGCCGACGCCCGGCATCTGGCGGCCATCTATGCCGACAAGATCACCGTGGCCGACAATCTGCTGGATCACCTCGTCAAGCAGGTCAAGGGCTGCACCCGTCGTGTCGCCGCCAACCTCGACGACATCCAGGAGGAGGCCCTGCGCCAGGGCTGGGACTCGGTGGACCGCAAGGCCTGGGGCGACCGCGCCTTCAACACCGGCGACGTCGCCGCCCGCCGCCGGGTGGCCTGAGATGGCTGCTGGACGCAAGGCGGCGGACCGGGTGGCCACCCGGCGCACCATTACCGGTCAGGATGCCGTCTGGATCGCCATCCGCGCCCAGGGCGTCGGCCCGGATCGCCGTTTCGACCTGGACGGCCTGCTGGCCCATATGGCCGCCGCCGACTGGCCGCGCCTGTGCGCCGACCGTAAAACGGTCCGGGATTACCTGCGCCGTTTAACGGCCGGCGGCCTCCTGGCGGCCACCGACGACGGCGCCATGGTGCTGATCGCCGATCCCGGCCCCGCCACCCCCCGCTACCGCCCCGACGGCACTCCGGTGCGCATGGGCGCCGGCCGTCGCGCCATCTGGCGCACCATCCGCATGATCGGCGATTTCAGCCTCAACGACCTGGTGCGGCTCGGCTGCACCGAAGAGGTGGTGATCGCCAGATCCGACGCCGAGCATTATGTCAAATGGCTGCTCAAGGCCGGCTATCTGATGGTGGTCGATCGCCCCGCCAACAATGCCGTGCCCACCACGTGGCGGCTCCTGCCGTCCCGCAACACCGGCCCCCTGCCGCCCCAGATCCAGCGCAGCCACCAGGTCTGGGACCCCAATGTGGGCAAGGTCTCCTGGTCCCAGGAGGCGCCGGAATGCCTGTGAGCGCATCCGCCAGCCTCCAGCCCCGCGACGACGATCCCGACTGGCTGGCCGCCCTGCGCGCCGCCGCCCGCGACGCGTCCATCGCCCGCGCCGGCGCCGCCATCGGCATGAGCCGCACCGCCGTCTCCCTGGTGCTGTCCGGGACCTATCCCGGCGCCACCATCCGGGTCGAGGCGCGGGTGCGGGCCAAGCTGATGGGGCAGGTCAACTGCCCCGGCCTGGATCGATCAATCACCATCGACCGCTGCCGCGACCAGGCCACTAAGCCGTTTTCCGCCACGTCGGGCCGCGCAGCCGCCTTGTGGCGCGCCTGCCGCACCTGCCCCCATTCCCGCATCGGAGGGTCCCATGACTGATACCTACACCATCCAGCTGGACGAGCTGCTGGCCACCGCCCAGACCTGGCTCGGCCCGACCATCGACGCCGAGTGCCGGCGCCAGGACGCCGCCAAGCTGCGGGTCTTCGTCGCCAATCTCAAGGATGTCCGCGATCTGGTCCACCTGATGGAGGAGGGGCTGGTGGCTGATCCGGCGGACTCGCTGGCCGCCACCATGGAGGGGCTGGCCGAATCCTTTGCGCACATCCCCGACGGCGCCTTCCTGTCGCGCGCCGCCCGCCTGACCTACGTGGCGGTGTTCAACGAGGCCGCCGCTCGCGCCTGGGCGTGGGAGGTGGCGCTGCGCCTGCACGCCGGCATCATCGCCACCACCGATATCGAGACCCTGGCCCTGGCCCGCAAGCTGCGCCTCGGCGCCGTCCAGCGGGCCAGCAACCTCAACCAGGCGCCGGCCCCGTCGGCGCCCGGCGGCGGGGACGCCGCATGATCACCGCCGGCATGATCAAGCGCATGGTGGCTAACGACTTCGGCGTGACGGTGCCTGAGATGGACGGCAATTGCCGCCATCAGCGCCTGGCCGTCCCCCGGGCGGTGGCCATGTGGATCGTCCGGACCTGCCTGGGCTACTCCTACCCGCAGATCGGGCGGGTGTTCCGCCGCGACCACACCAGCGTCGTTCATGCGATCGGGCGTTTGACCGCCCTGCGCGATCATGATGCCGCCCTGGCGGCCCGTGCCGATCGCCTGCAGGCGGCCTGCCGCCAGAAGGCCGACGACATCCCCGATGACCAGGCTCCCGATGCCGCCGCCTGCATGGTCGATGCCCTGGTGGCCGAGTTCCGCACCGCCATCCAGCGTTCGGCACTCCGCGACCCCCAGGTCTTCATTGCCCGTGCCTTGGCCATGCTGGCCGAAAGAGAGGCCACGGCCATGCTGGCCGAAAGAGAGGCCACGTGAAGCTCGTCGCCATCCTGCTGCTGGGCGGCGCCCTCGGCCTGCTGGCCCACGCCGCCGCCACCCTGGGCACCGTCGCCGCCGAGATCGAGCGGGCCGCCCCGCTCGGCTTCACCCACTTCATTCCGCCCCAACCGTAAGAGGCCCTTCAATGACCGTTCAACAGCCCATTCCCGGCGCCGTGGAAATCGACGGCGTTACCTATCTCCGCAACGCCCTGGGCGACCTGACGGCGCTCTCCAACATCAAGCCCATGGACCGCCTGATGGACGAGCTGGTCCGCAAGGTGGCCGGCTATGGCGAGGATCTGTCGGCCGAGCTGGCCCGCTTCGCCGCCCACACCGACGCCGACATCGCCGCCCTGGACGCCCTGATCGCCCAGGATTACGGCGTGGAGCCCAAGGAAACCAAGGGCAACCGCACCTTCACCAGCTTCGACGGCCTGCTGCAGGTCAAGGTGGCGGTGTCCGAGCGCATCGTGCTGGGCCCCGAGCTGCAGGCCGCCAAGGCGGTGCTGGACACCCTGATCCGCGAGCGCGGCACCGGCGTCGATCCGTTCCTGATGACCCTGATCCAGCGGGCCTTCAAGGTCGATCAGGAGGGCAAGGTGGACATCCGCGCCATCCTGGCGCTGCGCCGCATGCAGGTGGACGATCCCCGCTGGGCCGATTTCTGCCGCGCCATCGACGATTCCGTCCGCGTGGTGGGCTCCAAGCGTTACATCCGCATCTACCGCCGCCCCAACCACCAGGCCGCCTGGACCATGGTCCCCCTCGACCTGGCCGCCGTCGAGCCCAGCCCCGCCGCCTTCGAGCGCCGCAGCCTGCGCCGTCAGGTGGAGGAGGCCGACCAGCTCAACGCCCGCCTGGCCGACCTGCTGGACCGCGCCCTGATGCATCTGGCGCTGGAGGGCGGCAACCCCGAAATCGCCCGCGACCTGATCTCCTGCTCCCTGCACCTGCTGGGCATCCCTGCGCGCCTGCAGGCCGGTATTCAGGGGGAGTCCTGACCATGCCCCTCATCGACTTCAACGGCCGCGAAATCAAGGTGGGCGATATCGTCACCCACGCCTACGAGCCGATCCCTCCCGACGCCACCTGGTCGCCCGGCGGCTACCACCATCACTATTTCGCCGGCACCGCCGAGGTGGTCGAGATCAACAAAATCGTCCTGATCCTGCGCCGTACCGTCGGCGGCACCGACGTGCGCCTCGCCAGTCTGTGCCAGGTGATCGAGCCTGCGGGGGGGGGTGGACATACGCCGTGCCGCTGGCCGGCCCCTACCGCGAACCGTCATTGAGGAGCTGACCCATGGACACCGATACCCTGATCGCCAAGCTGCGCGAGCGCGGCGGCGCCGAGGATGTTGCCGCTGCTGCCGCCCTGGCCCAGCACAAGCATGGCAAGGACGCCTTCCTGGGGTCGACCGCGTACCACGATTACGCCGCGGCCCGGAATTATGCCCAGTGGGTGTGGGACGAGCCTCCGCCGCCCTCCGCCACCATCAACATCGGCATCGAGATCGAAGGGGACGAGTACGCCTGCGACAGGATCGAGCGGGTGACCGACGGCATGCCGAGAATCCTGCAGCAGATCGTCGCCGCCCGTTGTGCCCAGGATGTGCAATGGGGTGGCCGCGCCCACGACGACGAGCATACCCCCTCGGACTGGTACCAGCTCCTTTCCGTGCATGTTGCCCGCCTCGTGCGGCGCCCTGGGATCGACGAGGCGCCGATGGACGACTACCGCCAACGCCTGGTCAAGATCGCCGCCATTGCCGGGGCAGCTGCCCAGGCGTGGGACCGCCTCCAGGCCGCCAGCCAGCGGGAGTCCTGACCATGCCCCAGCACTCCCGCACCTTCCCGCGCTGCCAGGTCTGCACGCTCACCTCGGACCTGTGCGCCACCTGCGTCGCCGCCCTGCCGGTCGCCTGCCGGGACGGCATCCCCGCCCCCGAGGTAGTGCGCGAGCCGGCGCCGCCCCTGACCCGCGCCGTCATCGCTGCCGCCGTGCTGGACGTGGCGGCCGAGTATGCCGCCGACCCGCGCGGCCTGCATCTGGGGATGGGGTGCGCCGATCTCGGCATCGACGGCCGCACCCAGCAGTTGGTCGAACTGGACCTGGAGGGGCATTTCGGCCGCCCCATCCCCATCGAAGGCGAATGGGCGACGCTCGGCCAGCTGGCCGACCTGATCGCCCGGCAATTGCTCGGATCGGAGGGCTGATCCCATGACCGCCGACCGGATCACCACCACCGTCACCGGCCGTTGGATCGCCGCCGGCTACGAGCTGCGCTGGGGCAACGAGGCGCTGATCATCCCGGCCGGGCAGGCCGAAGCCATCGCCCGGCACATCCTCGCCCCTCCGCCGCCGGCCGTGGTCTCCGTTTCCGACGCCGCCCCCGTTTCCGACGCCGCCAAGGCCGCCCTGGCGGTGGCCGAGGCCCGATAAGGATTTGGCCGGCCCCGCTGCAACGGGACCGGCCACAACAGGGGCAACGCCCCAAACCTGGAGAAGCACCATGAATATCATGCACCCCGATCACCGCACCATCCCGAATAAGTCCCGCAACGTCTCCACCCGTGGTCGTCTCGACGATGGGTCCGCCAACCCCGTCGACGTCCATGTCGGTAAGCGTATGCGCCTGCGCCGGACCCTGCTGGGCATGAGCCAGGAGAAGCTGGGCGAGGCCATCGGCCTGACCTTCCAGCAGGTCCAGAAGTACGAGCGCGGCGCCAACCGCATCGGCGCCTCGCGGCTGTTCGACCTGTCGCGGGTGCTGGACGTGCCGGTGTCGTTCTTCTTCGACGACATGGCCGACGCGGTGCAGGGGCAGAGCCCGGTGAACGTCATCAAGGGCGGCGCCGTCCAGCCCGATACCCACGTCGAGCCCGACCCCATGGTGAAGCGCGAAACCCTGGAACTGGTCCGCGCCTACTACTCCATTACCGAGCCGACCGTCCGCAAGCGGGTCTACGAGCTGGCCAAGGCCCTGGCCGGAGCCTCCAACCCCACCTGATCGCCACCACCGCCCCGGCGCCGATCCGCGCGGCGCCGGGGCCACGCCCGAGGACCACCCGCATGACCATCGCCGCCAAGATCCCTGCCGCCACCAAGATCCCCGCCGGCCCCGGCCACCATCGACACCGTGGCCGACTACCTGCGCAGCTGCGACCAGAAGGTCGGCCAGAACGAGGCCAGCGCCTGGACCATCGACGGCTGCGCCGTGCCGCCCAAGCGCCTGCTGGCCGCCGCCAACCAGTACCGCCTGGCCGCCGGCCTGCCGCCCTTCAGCGTGCGGGGGCTGTAGACATGAGCAGCCCCACCCCCAAGCAGATGGCCGCCCACAGCCGCCGCAACATCGCCACCGCCATCAAGGCGCTGCGCAACATCGCGCTCCGCTACGACGAGGTGGACCAGTACTTCGTTTCCTCGGCCGATCGCCTTGCCGAGGAGCTGGACGCCTTCGGCCGCGAAATCGTCGAGTATACCGCCGAACAGGCGGCCGAAGCCGAGGACCGCTGACCATGGCCCGGCTGCTCGACACCCTGCTGGAGATCGACACCCTGGCGCGCATCGGCGTCAGGGTGCTCGGCACCCGCTCGGACAGCGGCCGGGAGTTCCAGCGCGCCGTCGCCGCCCTGCGCCGCGCCCTGGCGCCGCTGGCCTTGCACCAGGTGGCCGAGCAGCCCGACCCGAAAACCGACCTGATGCGCGTCCTGGCGGCGGCCGAGGATTCCGGCCTCGCCTGGCCCGACCTGGTGGACGCGCTCAACCGCTACCACGAAACCCGAGCGAGGGGATAAGCATGGCCGACCTGGACAAGATTCGTGCCCGCCTGCGGGCGCTGCAGGCCAAGACGGTGGAAGCCGGCTGCACCGAGGCCGAGGCCCTGGCCGCCGCCGAGAAGATGGCCGAGCTGCTCTCCGCCCACGGTCTGTCCGCCGACGACCTGGCGGCGCCCGAATACTGCGAGCATTCCATCGGCCTGGGCCGCCGCTCGCCGCTCGACAAGGTGTGGATGGCGGTGGCCGTCTTCGCCGACTGCCGGGGCTATTACGTGCGCGACCGCAATGCCTGGTCCTTCGCCTATTTCGGCCGCGCCCAGGACGTGCTGGTGGCCGACTACGTCCACCAGGTGCTGCGTGCCGCCTGCACCAAGGCCCTGTCCACCTTCCGCGAAGGCGACACCTACCGCCGCCGGCGCAAGCCCTCCACCCGCAACCAGGCCGTCAAGGCGTTCCTGGAATCCCTGGCGGCCGGGCTGTACGACAAGCTGGAAAGGGGCCTGTGGCGCCGCTACGGCGGCCCCGAGGACGGGCCGCGTGCCCGCGCCCTGATCACCAATAACCAGGCCACTCTCAAATCGGTGCTGGAGGATCGGGGGCAGAAATTCCGCCCGGCCCGCGCCCTGGCCGATGCCAAGGGCGCCTTCCGCGACGACGCCAAGGCCTGCGGCCACCGCGCCGCCCGCGCCATCGATGTCAACGCCGGCGTCGCCGCCGGCAACAAGGTGGCGGGGGTGCTGGGATGACCATCGCTGACGACAAGACCCGTGACCTCTCATTCGACACCCTGGTAATCCGCCGCGAACGTGCCCGGCACGCTCGCGCCTGCGGTCCCGTCAGATACTTCGGCGAGGAAGGCGATCCCTGGTTCGCCGAACCTATCGAATGCCCGTGGTGCCGTGATGAGGTGCCGTGGAACTGGGATGACATCACCGCCTGCCCATCCTGCGGACGCGAAATGCTGATCGACCTGTCGTTCCGTCGCGTCACCGGCCTGATCTCGCCCGCCGACGCCGCCTTCCTGGTCTGGTTTTACGGCATCGATCCCGTTGATCGGCAACAGGTCGGTGACGCCTGGAGGCGGGCCGTTTACCAGGGAATGCCGCGATGAATGCCGCCATCAACGTCCGTCCTCTGCTCCTCAATTTCAACGGCGAGATTTGCGGCCCCCGCGCCGCCATCAACACGGATCGGCTGGCCGAGATTGACCGGGTGCTGCATTACGGCAACGGCGTCTCTTATTCGCACTATGACGCTCTCGGCGGCACGCCATTGTTGGATAAAGGGCTGATCGACTACCACCGGTCGCTGGATCGCCATGAGGCCGCTCTCAGGCCCTGGGGCGGTGTCGCTTATCTCACCTACGAGGATGAGCGCCTGATCGCCCAGACCCCGGACCAGTCCTGGCGCTACTGGCTGCCGCCCTGCTCCGGCGCCTATCGCCTGCTGCCCATCGATCTCGATGCCTTGGCCCGTGACGGCTACACCGGCCCCACCTGGTGCAAGCCCGCCGCCCCGGATGTCGCCTATTGGCGGCCCGCTACCCTTGCCGATCTGCATGCTCTCTGGAGAGGCCAACGATGACCACCCCCGCCCGCCGCGCCCTCAACGCCGCAATCCATGCCGCCGCCAAGGCCAAGGGCCTGGACGACGACGCCTACCGCGACATGCTGGAGGTCCAGACCAGGGCCAAGGGCAAGCCCGGCAAGCGGTCGGCCAAGGACTGTACCGACGCCGAACTGCGCGCCGTCCTCGACCACCTCAACGGCGGCGGCCGGGCGCCGCTGCCGGGCAATGCATCCAAGGCCCCGCACGCCCGTCTGGCCCGCGCCCTGTGGATCTCGCTCCATAACCTGGGCGAGGTCGGCGATCCCCGCGAATCGGCGCTGCGTCAGTTCGTCCAGCGCCAGCATGGTGTCGCCGATCTGCGCTTCGTCCGTGCGTCCGAGGCCGCCCCGGTGATCGAGGGGCTCAAGGCTTGGTGCGCCCGCGCCGGGGTCCGCTGGGCCGATTACGACAAGCTGACGGCGGAGTACCGGGGGCGCCGCGCCGTGCTCGATGCGCAATGGCGCATCCTGGTGGCCGCCGGCACCGCCCCCGCCATCGACCTGGCCGCCCATGCCCACGCCGTGGTCAGGGTGCCGTCGCTCCATTTCTGCGCCACCGCCGAGCTGGACAAACTGCTCACCGACCTCGGCGCCCGCGTGCGGACGGTGAAACAGTCTAAGTGACCATTTATCAGGATTTGTCGCGCATGTACGTCAGCAACGCCAATCGCAGATCACTGGAGAGCCGGGGCCACAGCCAGACCAGGGCCTCGGCGCCGGGAGTCGGTCGGGTGGTCCGACCGGCCAGCATCTTGCTGATGTTGCTCTCATCCACCCCCAGCAACAGAGCCAGCGCGCGGTTGCTCAGTCCGGCTGCCTTGGCGTCGTCACGGGTCATTGGCTTGCTCCTCCGCCTGGGCGATCAGCGTCCAGGACACGCATTGTCCGGCATCGCCCATCATCATGACGTCTTGGAGGCCCAATCCCTCCATGCTGCCGGTCAGGATGGTCGCCATCCACGGCACGTCGACGATGGGCGCCGCGCCGCCCGGCAATCCCATGGCCTTGGCCAGGGCCATGAGATTGCTCCAGGCCTGCCCGGAGATGTCCGGCCGCCAGCAGGTGACGCAGATGGTCCACGGCGCGTCGGGGCGATGCGCCGGACCGATCTGCCAGACGGCGCCGCCGTCCATGCGGTGCACGATGGACAGATGCCATCCCGGCACGCCCATATTGCCCGCGCCCGCGCGGACGGCCGGCAGCAGCTTGGACACCGCCCGGTCCATCCCCTCGGCGCGCGGCACGCGGGCCATGTGGCCGGTGGTGATGGTGTAGTGGGTCAGGATGGTCATCTCCTACTCCTCGATTTCCGGGTTCGGCCATTTCCGGGCATAGGGGCGGTCCTCCACAAATCCGTCGTCGGCCGGCTCGTTGTCCAGTTGGTCGAGCTTGTTGAGGTAGTCGGTGACCACGGTCATCATGGCGCGCGCCTCGGCCTCGGCGCGGGCGGCGAAGGTCGCGTTGAGGTCGTCGCGGAAAGAGACGAGACTCGCCTCCAGCGGCACCAGGGCAAAGCCGTCGAGGTTGATCGCATCGCGCCATTTGGGCGCCATGGCGGCGTCCCCCGCCATTTGCAGGGCGCACCCCACCTCTCCCACCTCAAGATCATAGACGGCCAAATATCCCCGGCCCGCGATAACGAGCCCGCCGTAGCGCACCGTGCGCCCGGCGATAATGACCGTATCCTCAAACACCTCCTCCAAGAGACCGGCCGCGTCGGAGGACTCGGCATGGACCGAGGGATGGCCGTCACCGGTCCCCGTCCACTCCATCACGGCGGAGATATAGGCCTCACAGTAGTCGCCGGCCGGGCCGTTGAGAGATGGGTCAAAAGCTCGAATGGTGGAAACCCCCATCCGCCCGGCGTCGCGCAACCGCGCCGCAAGGCGGAGGGAATAGTTACGATACCGATCGAGCCATATCACGCCCTCCTCAGTGAGGCCGGTCACGATGACTACTTGAGTATCACCGATGGTCGCCTTGACGACCTGCTGGCCGATATTGTCTCCGGGGAGCTGCTCCCGCTTGACGTAGTCGATCTTGATCATGGCCGTCCTCCCGTTGTCGATGATGTAAATATGGCGTTACGCCAAGGTTTATGCAATCAAAAACTTGACGCTACGCCATATTTCCTAACTCCGGATAACGGAGGCGACTGGATATGACCACCCAGCCGTCCGATCCCGTTAACGACCGCATGTCCTGGTCCGACCTGGTTGAGCTGATCGGCCCGGCCAGGGCGCTGGATCTGTCGCGCCAGCGGGGCGGGCGATCCGTCTACGTGCCGTCTCCGGCCAATCTCACCGAGGGCTGCCCGCTGGTGATGATCGTCGGGGCGGCGGCGGCATCCAGGCTGGCCGGCAAGTACAGCGGCGCGCGCCTGCACGTCCCCAACGGGCCGGGCAAGCGGGCGCTGGTCCGGGCCATGCGCGGCCAGGGCAAGACCATCTCGGAGATCGTTGCGGCCACCAGGTACACCGAGCGCCACGTCTACACCGTCCTGGCCGAGCCGCCCGGTCCGGGGGAGGCGGCCGTCATGCCGGCCGCGCCGCCGCTGCTTGCCATGATGGGCGGGAAATGACAGTCTGAATGCCGCGCGGTGGCGTGCGGCTGAGATATCTCAGGTTCGACCGCCCAATCCCGCCGCCTCTACCCTCAGCGGACGATCATCACCGTCCCGAGGGTTCCATGTTCGATGATTTCGCCCTGCTGGCCGCGACCCTGCGCCTCGGCTACGCCTTGCTCGCCGTAATCGGCCTGATCCTGGTGTCTTCCTGGCTCGACCAGCGGGCCGGGCGCACTTTCGCGCAGAGCCTGGAGCAGATGGCGAAGGAGCCCCTGGCCCTGGCCGTCTATTACGGCGGGCGCATCATCGCCCTGGCCCTGCTGATGGGCGCCCTGATGGGCTGCGCGGCGGCCAATGCCGGTACGCTCTACCCGTCGCGCTACGACGGCGAGATCGCCTCGGCGGTCAAGACCTACTGGCCCGACTATCCCCGCCCGGCCAGCTGGAAGGCCCAGCTGTACCAAGAATCGCGCCTCGATCCCCGCGCTGTCTCCCCGGTGGGCGCCGCCGGCCTGGCGCAGTTCATGCCCGGCACCTGGGACCAGATCACCCGCGAGCTGCGGCTCGGCGCCGTCTCCCCCCATGCCCCCATCGCCATCAAGGCCGGCGCCTATTACATGGCCCGGCTGCGCCATATCTGGCGCGCCGGCCGCGACCCCTCCGACCGCCAGCCCCTGGCCCAGGCCAGCTACAACGCCGGGGCGGGCAACATCCTTAAGGCCCAGCAGACCTGTGGTGGCGCGCGGCTGTGGGCCGCGATCGCCCCGTGCCTGGGCCATGTGACCGGCCGCCATGCGGCCGAGACCCGGACCTACGTGGAGCGTATCGCCCGCTACCAGGCGCAGATGGAGGCCGGACTGTGAATCGTCTGGCCTGGATCGCCTTCGCCCTGGCCGTCATCGGCGGGGCGGCCGTCTCGGGCGCCCTGGTCCACTCCTACGACCGCGCCCAGCACGACAAGGCCATCGCCGACCTGCGGGCCGAGGCCGCCACCACCCTGGCCGACCAGACCGAAATCGTCCTGCGCCAGATGCAGGACCTGATCGACAACCGCACCAAGCTGGAGGACGACTATGCCCGCCTCGCCCAGGACACCGCCCGCGCCAAGGCCGATGGTGTCCGCCTGTCTGCTGATCTCGCTGCTGCTGAGCAGCGCCTGCTCCAGCTCGCCCGAGCCGGTGGGGGCGGTGGTGGTGGCGCCAAGGCCCAAACCGCTGCCGGCGACGACCGCTGTCAGGACGTACAAGCCGCCCTCGGTCGGGCCCTTGGCGCGGTGGCAATCCTCCGTGCTGGAGGCGACGAGGCTGCTCAACTCGGGCAAGACGCCGTAGACGTGGCGACCATCGCCGCCCGCGACGCCCGCGAGCGGGAGACCGCCCGGTGAGCGACGATGCCGACCGCTTCCAGTCCATCCAGGAGCGCCATCTGCTGCACGCGCTGGCCAAGGCCGGGGTCAAGCCCCGCGTTTTGACCATCCCGCCGCCCCATTACGTCGATGCGCCGCCCATCCCCCAGCAAGCCGAAAAGGACGACAACGATCATGGGTGATTTGTTTCTCGCGTGGTGGCCGGTGATCTCCGTCGTCGGGGGCTCGGCCTTCGGCGGCCTGGCGCTGTGGGTGGCCTGGACCGCCAAGCAACAGTTCGTGACCCATGACGCTTGGGACGAATGGCGCCGTGCCCATCTCAAGGATCACCAAGCTCTGGACGCCACCCTGGCGTCGGGGGCGCGTGAGTTCGCCACGATCAAGACGGAGCTGGAGCAGTTGCCCTCCCGCGACGATCTCGCCGCCCTTGACGGGAAATTGTCTGGCCTGACGGCGGATGTCGCCGCCCTGTCGGAGGGGGTGGATGGCGTCAAGACCGCCATCAACGGCCTGTCCGAGACCATCCAGACCCTGATGCAGCACGAGCTGGCCGAGGCCCGCGAGGCCAAGGCCGCCGCCGCCAGGCGCGGGGGGTGATGATGGATTTCGTCGAACGCCTCGCCAGCCACGTGCGCCTCGCCATCCTGCTGTCCCTGCTGGAGGAGCCGGCCGAGGAGCGCCTGCGCTACGCCGCCCTGCGCATCCTGTCGCGCATCCCCGGCCGCGCCGCCACCGCCAGCTTTTTGGAGGAGGTGCTGCCCGATTACGGTTTCGACGTCACCCGCGACCAGGTGGTGGCGGTGCTGGCCTGGTGCCACCGCTCGGGGCTGGTCGTCATGCCCGAGGACGAGGGGGTGATCGGCGCCCTGATTCTCGATCTGGGGCGCGATGTCGCAATGGGCCGGGCCCGGGTGCCCGGCGTGGCGCCGGCCGCCACCCTGTCCTGGCTGCAGGACAATCTGTCGGCCAAGTCGCTGCGCCAGTCCGCCGCCGATCTGTGCGACCAGGTGAGCTGGCTGGCCGCCGCCAGGCTCGTCACCTTCGACGACGCCCCCGACCTGGTGGCGATGCCGACCCGCCTGGGCGGCGACGTGGCCGCCGGCCGGACCGAGGTGCTGGGCGTTAAATCACCGTCGTCGTCCACCATCATGCGGCTGGCGTCTAACGCCGCCCGCGACCGGCTGGGCGGCTGACATGGCCCACCCGCCCGAAGCCCGCCGCGCCGTCCGCGACGCCTACGTCCTCGACAAGCTGGAGCTGGCCCAGGCCGCCGCGCGTTCCGGCGTGCCCTTCGACACCGCGCGGAAGTGGAAGGGTACCGCCGCCGGGGCCGGCGACGATTGGGACAAGGCCCGCGCCGCCCACTCGCTCACCTCGTCCGGCGCCGGCACCATCGCCCAGCTGGTGCTGCACGATTTCCTGATCATGTACCAGGCGACGGTCGAAGGGGTAAGGGAGGCCGACGACATGGCCGCCAAGGACAAGGCCGAAACCCTGTCCCGCCTGGCCGATGCGTTTCAAAAAACCATGAGCGCGGTGGCCAAGGCGGCCCCCGACCTCGGCCGCTACGCCGTGGCCACCGAACTGCTGGCCGACCAGGCCGAGTTCGTGGCGACCCGCTTCCCCCAGCACCGCGCCGCCTTCGTCGAATTGCTGGAGCCGTTCGGCGCCCACATCGCCCAGAAATACGGCTGACGTCATGGCGCGCGGCGGCAACACGAAAAAGGAGGATTTTCTTAAGTCGCTGGCCGAGCTGGCCGCCGAGCAGCGCCGGCTGATCGAGACCGAGTGCCCGGGCTTCGACATGGACCCGGCCGCCTCGGCCGAACGCCGGGCCAAGGTGCTGTCCGACGATCCCGACGCCTTCGAGGTCTTTTGCCGCACCTACTTCCCCCATTACGTCAAGGGCGAGCCCAGCGCCTTCCACGCCTGGCTGTTCGAGCATCTGCCCCAGGTGGTCAAGGCGCCCGACGGCAGGCGCGAGCTGATCGCCGCGCCGCGCGGCAACGCCAAGTCGACGATCGTCACCCTGCTGTTCACGCTCTGGTGCGTCATCCGCCGGATCAAGCGGTTTCCGGTCATTTTGTCCGACACCTTCGACCAGGCCGCCGTCCACCTGCAGGCCGCCAAGTCCGAGCTGGAGTTCAACCCCCGCCTCGCCGCCGACTTTCCCGACGACACCGGCGCCGGGCCGGTCTGGCAGGCGACCGAGATCGTCTGCGCCAACGGCGCCAAGATCAAGATCGGCGGATCATGCAAGGCGCTGCGCGGCTTCCGTCACGGCGCCCAGCGTCCAGATCTGGTGATCGCCGACGATTTGGAGAACGACGAGAACGTCCAGAACCCCGACCAGCGGGCCAAGCTGGAAAAGTGGATCGACAAGACGGTGGAGCCGCTGGGTCCGCCCGACGGCTCCATGGACCTGATCTGGGTCAACACCTTCCTGCATTTCGACGCGGTGGCCATGCGCAAGTCGCGCAACCCCATGTGGCGATCCGAGATCTTCCGGGCGGTGCTGCAATGGCCCGACCGCATGGACCTGTGGGAAGAGTGGGAAGGCATTCTGCGTAACAACGACCCCAAGGTCGCCGAGGCGCTGGCCGATGCCTTCTACGCCGAGCATCTGGCCGAGATGCTGGCCGGCGCCCGAGTGCTGTGGCCGTCGGTACAGCCGCTGGTCAAGCTGATGAAGATCCGGGTGCGCATCGGCGAAGACGCCTTCAGCTCCGAGTACCAGAATCAGCCCATCGATGGCGACGCCCAGATGTTCGCACACCTGACATTCTGGGTGTCGCGTCTGGCCGAATGGGTGTTCGTCGGCGCCTGCGACCCGTCCTTGGGCGGCCAGAACAAGCGCAACGATCCCAGCGCCATCGGCGTTGGGGGCTTCAACCGGTCCACCGGGGTGCTCGACGTGGTGGAGGCGTCGATCCGCAAGCGCGTGCCCAGCGTCATCATGGCCGACATCGAGGCGCTGCACCGCGAATACCACTGCCTCAAATGGGGGGTGGAAACGGTCCAGTTCCAGGCGTTCTTCGCGCAGCAACTGGTCAAGGAATCGGCGGTGCGCGGCACCCCCATCCCCATGGTCCCCATCAAGTCCACGGTGGAAAAGGCGCTGCGCATCGAAAGCCTGGAGCCCCATATCCGCAACGGTCTGATCCGCATCGGCGTCAATCAGTCGGTGCTGAAGGACCAGTTGCGCTTCTACCCCCAGCACCCTCACGACGACGGCCCCGACATGCTGGAAATGCTGTGGCAGATGGCCCAATCCATCCGCTCCGGCCGGGGCAACGTCCGCACCGCCGGCCGGCGCGTCGCCACCGGCCGCAACCTTTCGGGATTCGCCTCATGACCGACGCTGCCGCCCCGCCGGGCGCCCCGCCGCCCGCCCTGCGCCGCGAGATCGCCACCGCGCGGCGCGACATCCTGATGCCGGTCTTCGGCAACCTGATGCGCCCCACCGACGACGTGCTGGTCACCCAAGGCGGCGGCCGTGGCCTCAAGATCTACGAGGAGATCGAGCGCGATCCCCTGGCCTTCGCGGTCCTGCAAAAACGCAAGCTGGCGCTGATCCAGCGCGATTGGGAGGTGCGGCCCGGCGGTCCCCGCCGCGAGGACCGCAAGGCGGCCGATCTGGCCGATCGGGTGCTGAACGGCGAGTGGGGACTGTCGTTCGACAGGGTTTGCCTCGACCTGCTGGACGCCACCCTCAAGGGCTACGCCGTGGCCGAGATCGTCTGGGACGTGGCCGATGGCTTCATCGTCCCCGTGGCGATCCGGCCGAAGAATCAGCGGCGCTTCACCTTCGATGTCGACGGTCGGCCCCGCCTGCTCACCTTCGAAAGCATGGTGGAGGGCGAGGAACTGCCCGAGCGCAAGTTCCTGGTCCATCGCTTCGGCGACAGCTTCGGCGACCCCTTCGGCCGGGGCCTGGGCCACCAGCTGTTCTGGTGGGTCTATTTCAAGCGCATGGTGATGCAGTTCTGGCTGGTGTTCGCCGAGAAATTCGGCAGCCCCACCGTCAAGGGCGAATACGACACCACCATGACGGAGGAGGATCAGGCTAAGCTACTGGATACGCTGACCTCCCTGGCCCAGCAGGGCGCCCTGATCTTCCCCCAGGGCACCGTAGTCGAACTGATGGAGGCGGTCCGCTCCGGCACCGTCACCTACCCGGATCTGGTCGAGTACTGCGACACCATGATCACGCTGGCCACCCTGGGCAACAAGCTGACCACCACCGAGGGCAAGGCCGGCAGCCGCGCCCTGGGGCAGGTCCACCAGGCGGTCGAGGACACCATCGTCGACGCCGACGCCGATCTGTTGAGCGGCACCCTCAATCCCCAGCTGCTCGCCTGGATCACCTGGTTCAATTTCCCCGGTGCCCGGCCGCCCACCGTCTGGCGTCCCCGGCCGACCGAAGAAGAGGCCGAGGCCAAGCTGCTGCAGGAGCAGCTCAAGGCGCTCGACATGGCGCTGGCCCATGCGGACGCCCGCCGCCGCTCGGGTTGGATGCCGGTCGATTCCTCCCTGTCGTTGGTCGATATGGTCAAGGGCGACTGGACCTACGTCCCGCCCGTAGATCCCGTTCCGCGGGATGATTCCTCCCCGCCGGCCCTGGCCGCCCCGGCGCCGCGCCCCCGCGATGCCGCCGACGACCTGGCCGACCAGCTGGCCGAAATCGCCGCCCCCGCCCTGGACGGGATGATCGAGCGGGTCCGGGCGATTATCGCCGCCGCCCCCGACCTGCCCGCCGCCATCGAGGCCATGCTGGCCGAATACGATACCATCGACGACGGCGAGCTGGCCCGCGTGCTGGCCGCCGCCATGGAGACGGCGGCGCTGTCGGGCGCCGCCGAGGTCGCCCATGCCCCCCAATCCTGATCTGCTGCCCTTCGTAGAGGCCAACGACTACCTGGCGGGCAAGGCCCGCCTGCCGTCGTCGTCCTGGACCGACGTCAAGGAGGGGGGGCACGCCCGGTCCTTCGTGGTGGCGGGCGCCACCAAGGATGCCCTGCTGGCCGATTTCCATCAGGCCGTCGCCCGGGCGGTGGCTGAGGGTCGTACCAAGGCCGATTTCCTGCGCGATTTCGATTCCATCGTCGCCCGCCACGGCTGGTCCCACAAAGGGGGGCGGGCCTGGCGGGCGGGGGTGATCTACAACACCAACATGCGCATGGCCTTCTCCGCCGGGCGCTGGGCCCAGGTCAGGGCCACCGCCGCCCGGCTGGCCGCCCGGGGCGAGATCGTCTACCTGCGCTATTCCGCCGTGCTGGACGGCGCCACCCGGCCGCTACACCGCGAATGGGGCACGGCCGGCGGGACCGGCATCATCCTGCCCTGGGACCATCCGTTCTGGGACACCCATTTCCCGCCCAACGACTGGGGCTGCCGCTGCACGGTGGAGATCCTCACCGCCGACGACCTGGACCGACTGGGGATGTCGCCCACCCCGGACAAGGACATCCCGGATACCGCCATGCAAGACCGCATCGTCAACACCGTCCTCGGCCCGGAGACCTGGCAGGCGCCGGAAGGCATCGGCACCGGATTTGCCTACAATCCCGGCAAGGCCTGGCTGGGCGGCGCGGTGCCGGCGCCGCTGCGCGTGCCCATGCCGCCCCCCGGCGGCGCGGCGCCGGCCCACTCGCTGCCGCCGCTGCCGCCCCACCCGTTCGACGCCTCCCGGCTGCTGCCGCAGGGCCTCGCCGACGTGGACTATGTGGATCGCTTCCTGGCCGAGTTCGGGGCGAGCAGGGCGATGCCGGCGCCGTTGCGCGACGCGTCCGGCACCTTGCTGGCCATCGGCCACGAATTGTTCCTCGATCGCCGCTCCGGCGGCTGGAAGGTCGAGAAGAACGGCCGCGAGGTCCATCTGCTGACCCTGGCCGATGCGCTGAAGGACCCCGACGAGATCTGGGCGGACTGGTTTCCACTGGGCGCCGGTGCCTTCGCCGTGCGGCGGCGCTACCTGCGCGCCATCGCCATGCCGGACGGCGCCGGCGCCCTGGCCTCGTTCCAGTGGACCTCTCTGTCTTGGGAGGGGCGCACCATCTTCCCGCCGGACACGGCCTCGTATCTGGACGACCAGCGCAGGGGAGTGCTGCTGTGGAAGCGGATATGATAAGGGCCGGGACGCCCACCGCCCCGGCCCTGTGCCGATCCCGAACGATCACGGTGGGCGCGCCGGATCAACACTCCATCATCATACGCCGATCCGAGACGGCATGGAAGGGCGGGAAGGGCCGGGACGCCCCACCGGCCGTGGCGGGGTCGCTTCGCCCGCTGTGGGTGCGTTAACCACCCGTTAGCGGGCCTGCGGGCGCGCCCACCCGCACCCCGCGCGGAGACCGGCTTGCCCGGCGCGCGGAAAACGGGGACAATGGCAATCTCCTCCCCGCACCCCCTGACCTGAGATATCTCAGGTTTTACCCCCGTCGCTCCCGCCGTCAGGATCGCCCCATGGTCAATCGCCGTGGGTGTCCCGCCGTGTCCGAGGATGGAGTTGAGGTCAAGGGTGTCGAGATCCTGCGCCCCGGCATCTATGTCGATGCCGGCGGCCAGCGGGTCGAGGTGACGCTCGCCGACCTGGAGGAGATGGCCGCCGGCTACGATCCGGCGCTGTCCGCCGCCCCGGTGGTGGTCGGCCATCCCCGCATGGACGACCCCGCCTATGGCTGGATGGGCCTGCTCTACCTGGGCAAGGCCGACGACGGCGGCGACGTGCTGCTGGCCGATCTGCGCGACGTCGAGCCCTCGTTCGCCGATTCCGCCATCCGCAAGCGCCGCTATCGCAACCGGTCGCTGTCGTTCTGGCGCCGCTCCAGCCAGGGCAATCCCAAGCCCGGCACCCTCTACCCCAAGCATCTCGGCCTGCTCGGCGCCCACGCCCCGGCGGTCAAGGGCCTCAAGCCCATCCAGATGGCGGCTGGCGACGAGACGGTGGTCATCGAGCTGGGCGGCCCCGAATGGTCCTGGCGCCTTTCCCAGGTCGTCCGCACCTTCGCGCAGGTGTTCGGCCGCCTGCGCGACCAGGCCATCGCCAAGGATGGCGTCGAGGCCGCCGACCGGCTGGTCTCCACCTGGGACATCGAGGCGCTGCAGGCCGCCGCCGCCGAGATCGACGCGGCGCGGCGCGCCGAGGAGGCTCCCGCCCCCATTTTCGCATCCCCCAACCACGCCCCCAACCACGAAGGAGGCCAGATGGCCACCCAGGACGATACGGCGGCCCGCGAGGCCGCCCTGAACGAGCGGGAGGCCGCCCTGGCCGCCCGCGAAAAGGCGCTCGACGAGCGGACGGTGGCCCTGGCCGCCGCCGAGGCCGAGACCCACCGCAAGGCCGACGCGGCCTTCGTCGACGGGCTGATCAGGGAGGCCCGCCTGCGTCCCGCCGAGCGCGACCAGGTGTTGGCCGAACTGGCCGCCATGGACGACGGCGCGGCGACCATCGAACTGGCCGCCGAGGGTGGCGAGGCCACCCGTCTGACGCCCCGCGCCGCCTATCGCCGCCGCCTGTCCGCCGCCGCGCCGCTGGTGGCGCTGGGCGCGCATCCCGATCCCGGCGGACCCGAAAAGGGCGGCACCGTCGAGTTCGCGGCGCCGGCCGGCGTCGAGGTCGATCCGGCCGGCCTCGATCTTCATCGCAAGGCGGTGGCCTATCAGGCCGCCCATCCCGGCACCCACTACATGGCGGCCGTCAAGGCCGTCGGCGGCAAGTAAGGAGGCCCCATGTCCCGCCAGTACACTCCGCTGCTCTCGCTCTCCGCCGTCGCCAACGGCGACGTCTCCCCCCATCGCGCCGTCGGCTTCGACGGCGCCCAGGCCACGGTGGTCGGCCAGAAGGTCAAGGGCATCGCCCAATACGGCGCCGCCGACGGCGAGGCTTTCGCGATCGTCACCCACGGCACCTCCATCGCCGAGACCGGCGGCCCCTTTTCCGCCGGCGACTCGCTGATCGTCGACGCCCAGGGCCGGGTGGTCAAGACCACCGGCCCGCTGAAGATCGCCGCCGGTGCCACCCCGGTGACGTCCAGCGCCGCCACCGGCCCGCTGGCCGGCGCCGACCTGCCCGAATACGTCGTCGCCGACGCGCTGGAGGATTCGGGCGGCGCCGGGAAGTTCGTCGAAATCCTGCTCCGCCGCTAACTGTCGCAAGGAATCAAGTCATGACCACCCTCAACACCCGTGGCGTGCAGGTGATCGACCCGATCCTCAGCACCCATGCCCAGGGCTACCGCCCGGCCGCCAATGTCGGCTATCGCCTGATGCCCTACGTCGACGTCGATTCGTCGTCGGGCCAGGTCCTGAAATTCGGCAAGGAGTCCTTTGTCCTTTACAACACCCGGCGCGCCCCCGGCGGGCGCACCGCCCGGGTCACCTACGGCTATTCGGGCGAACGCTACGCCCTGGCCCAGGACGCGGTGGAAGCCCCGGTGCCGCGCGAGTGGATGCGCGACGCCGCCCAGGTCCCCGGCATCGAGATGGGGCGCCGCGCCGTCAATCTGGTGATGGACAACCTGACCCTGACCGAAGAATACGAAACCGCCAGGATCGCCACCACCGCCGCCAATTACGACAACAACCACAAGCTGACCCTGGCCGGCGGCACCAAGTGGTCGTCCGAGACCGGCAAGCCGGTCAAGGACATCCGCGATGCCGAGGAGGCGGTGCGCGCCTCCTGCGGCATGCGGCCCAACACCCTGGTGCTGAGCCCCGGCGCTTGGGAATCGGCGCGCGACAACCCCAACGTCCTGTCCTACTTCAAGCTGCTGGACGGCTCCTCCGTCTCGCTGGAAATGTTCGCCCGGCTGGTCGAGAAGCGCGTCTACGTGGGCGACCGCATGTACGCCGACGACGACGGCGATTTCCACGACGTCTGGGGCAACAACGCGGTGCTGGCCTACGTGCCGGACAACCCCGAGGGCCAGGAGCAGCCCAGCTACGGCTACACCTACCGCCTGCGCGGCCATCCCATGGTCGAGACCCCCTATTGGGACCAGAGCTCGAAGTCCTGGATCTACGGCGGCACCTACGAACGCCAGCCCCAGCTGACCGGCATGGTCGCCGGCTTCCTGTTCGCCAACCCCAAATAGGAGACGTCCCGTGAAGCGGATCACCATCACCAGTCCGACCAAGACCGAGCATGGCCGCCTGATGCCCGGCGATACGCCGACGGTCGCCGACGATCTGGCCGCCGAGCTGGAGGGGCTGGGGGTGGCGGTCATCGACGGCGACGCCGACGACGGTGCTCCCGGTTCCGGCGGCGGGGCGGATACGTCCGCCCCGCCGGCCGGGACCAACCAGCCCGCCGCCGGCCTTGCGCCCGCCGCCAAGGGCCGGGGCAAGGCCGGCAAGCAGGGGGCAAGATAAGCATGGCCTACATCACCCTGGACGACCTGGTGGCGCGCTACGGCGAGCGGGAGATGCTCGACACGGCCGACCGCGACGGCGACGGCACCCCCGATCCGGTGGTGCTGGATGCCGCCATCGGCGACGCCGGCCGCGACGTGGACGGCCAGATCGGCGGGCGCTACCACGTGCCGCTGGCCGATCCGCCCGAGCTGGTCCGCCGTCTGGCCTGCCAGCTGGCCCGCTATTACCTGCACTTCCAGCCGCCCGAGCATGTCCGGGCCGGCTACAAGGACGCCCTGGCCCAGCTGGCCGACATCCGCGACGGCCGGGTGGCGATCGACGCCCCTCCGGCCTCGGGCGGCGGCTCGGTATCCGGCCATCCCCGTGGGCGGGCGATGCCGCCCGTCTTCGCCGCCGGCCGGATCGGGGGGCCGTGATGGCGGCGGTCATCATCGACGATCGGGACGTCACCGCCCTGCTGACCAGGGTGGCGCTGCGCGCCGACGACCTGGAGCCGTTCTTCGCCCTCTGGGGGCCGTCCCTGGTGGGCGACGCGCAGCGCCGCTTCGACACCGGCACCGATCCGGACGGCCGGTCCTGGATACCTCTGGCGCTGTCGACCCGCAAACGCAAGACCAAGAAGGGGCGGACCCGCACCCTGGTCTGGGACGGCCATCTGCGCACCTCCATTACCTTCCGGGCGTCGCGCACCATGCTGGAGGTGGGCACCCCCATGAGCTACGGCCCGACCCACCAGTTCGGGGCGCGGATCGAGCGCCACGCGCAGACCAAGGTCGGCAGCTATCGCCGCTGGCGCGATGTCACCGTCAAGCGCGCCGACGGCACCGCCTACACCGCCAAGCGATTCGCCGGGGCGGCCCACAAGCGCATCAGCATGATGGCCCGCACCGAGATCGGTGCCGGCGTCATCAACATTCCCGCCCGTCCGTTCCTGGGCCTTTCGGCCCAGGGCCTGGCCGCCGGCCGGCGGCTGGCCGAACGACACTTCGCGGGGGGCGCCTGATGCTCGCCCAGGTCTCCGCCCATCTGCGGGCCGCCGCCGGCAACCCGTTCATCGAAATCGGCACGGCGCTGTCGCTGGCCGCCGCCCAGGACAATCCCCCCCAGCGCGATCCGGTGGCGTGGGTCTACCCCTCGGCGGCGGCCGGGGAATCCTCCGGCCGGGTCAACGCCACCCGCCAGCGGATCACCACCCGGATCGGCGTGGTGTTCTACCTGCGCCCCCGCGCCAACGACCCGGGGGGCGGCAAGTCGGCCGACCCCATCGAGCGGCTCTACACCTGGCTGCGCGGCGCCCTGATCGGCTGGGTCCCCGACCCCGCCACCGGCAACCCGATGGAGTTCCAGCGCGGCTATCTGGCCGGGCTGGACGAGGGCGGGGTGTTCTGGGCCGAGGAATACGCGATCGATCACTACCATCGTCTGTAAGGAGCACCCCATGAGCAACGACGGCGGCGGCAGCTACGTCAAGGACCCCAAGACCGGCAAGGTCAAGCGCGTCGAGGCGCCCACGGCCCCGGCCGGGCACGTCCGTCCCATCCCGCCCGCTCCGGCCCCGGCCGGCGATGCGGACGAGAAGAAGGAGTAGGCCCTATGTATTACTGGAAAAAGAAGGCGCTGCTGGCCCTGAAGGAGGTCACCTACGGCACCGACGCGGCGCCGACGGCGGCCAACGTGGTCCGCGCCCACGACGTCAGCATCAACCCGCTGGAGGGTGACGTGCTGGACCGCGCCTCGGTGGCGCCCTACATGGGCGCCGGCGATTCGCGGCTGGTGGGCAAGCACATGAAGCTGTCCTTCGCGGTCGAGGTCGCGGGCTCCGGCACCGCCGGCACCGCGCCGGCCTACAAGGATCTGATGAAGGCCTGCGGTCTGGCCGAAACCGTCACCGCCGGCACCGACGTCGCCTACACCCCGGTCTCCGACGGATTCGATTCGGTCAGTATCCACCTCAACATCGACGGGGTGCGCTACAAGGTGCGCGGCTCGCGCGGCAACCTGTCCTTCGACATGCAGGCCAAGCAGATCCCGGTGTGGAAGTACGATTTCGTCGGCCTGTTCACCCTGGCGGATGCGGTGGCCCTGCCCACGGTCAATTTCGACGCCTACAAGGACCCGGTGGAGCCCACCGAGGCCAACACCCCCACCATCAAGGTGCATGGAATCGACCTGATCCTGGTGTCGGCCGGCATCAACCTCAACACCAACCCCCGCCTGGTCAGCCGCTGCAACCGGGAGACGGTGCTGATCACCGACCATCCGGTGACGGCCGAGATGACGGTGGAAAAGCCGACGCTGGCCACCATCAACTTCCAGGCCCAGGCCGCCAGCCACGTCCGCGACGAGATCAAGCTGGTCCACGGCACGGCCGCCGGCAACATCGTCGAGATCGTCGCCCCCAAGGCGCAGATCACCCGCCTCGCCGTCAACCAGTCCGAGGATATCGTCACCGAGGCGCTGTCGCTGTCGCTCAAGCCCGACGCCGGCAACGACGAAATCACCATCATCTTCAAGTAGGGGCGGCCGTGGACAATCAGCACCAGCACATCAAGGGCTATCGGGACCTCTCCGAGGCGGAAATCGCCCTCATGAACAAGGTGAAGGCCATCGCGGAGGACGTCGGCCACCTGGTGGACGAGATGGCCGACCTGCCGGGTGCCGATGGGCGCTGGGTAGCTATCGGCAAGACCGACCTGCAGAAGGGCTTCATGGCTTTGGTCCGCTCCATCGCCCGTCCGACCACATTTTAACAGGGAGTAGCATTATGGCCTTCAAAATCACGGCCGAACATCGCGTCTGGTGGCCGGTCTCGGTGCCGGTGCCCCAGGACGACGGCGGCGTGCGCAAGCACACTTTCAAGGTCCAATTTTTGGTCCTGCCCAAGTCGCGGATCGACGCGCTGCAGGCCGAGGCCATGGCCGCCATCGAGCGGCAGGGCCGGGGCGACGAGACGGCCCGCGACGATGCCGATTTCCAGGGCCGTGTGCTGCGCGAGGCGGTCCAGGACTGGAAGGACCTGGTGGACGACGAGGACGAGACCGTGCCGTACGGCCCCGCCGTCCTGGCCGGCCTGCTGGACGTTCCCTACGTCCGCAACGCCATGTTCACGGCCTACGGCGAGGCGTCGGCGGGACGCAAGGCGGGAAACTGAGACAGGCCGCCCGCCACTGGGCGGCCCCGCCCCGGGACCGCCGGGCCGATGCCGAGGAGGCCGCCGACCTGGCCTCCTTCGGCGCGCCGGCCGAGCTGGTGGCCGGCGCGGCCGAGGATGGCGGGGCGGCCTGCGAGGTCCACGACGATTGCTGGGAGACGGTCAAGGTGTTTCTGGCCATGGAGACTCAATGGCGCCTCGATCAGGGCTATCCCATCGGCATGGACTACGCCGCCCTGCCGGTGGTCTGCCGTGGCCTGCGGTGCAGGTTTACGCCCGACCTGTTCGACGATCTCCAGCTGATGGAGGGCGAGGCCCTGGCCGCCCTGGCGGAGCGTAGGGCCAAGCGATGACCCTCGCCGTCTCCATCCAGATCCGGGGCGACGCCTCCAGCCTCAAGGCCGAGGCCACCCAGGCCACCCAGGGCGTCAAGGTGCTGGGCGCGGCGGCGGCCGAGACCGGCCGGGCCGTCGACGCCATGGCCAACCAGACGCGCCAGGCGGCCGGCGCACTCGACGCCTACGGCCTGGCGGGGATGCGCAGCGCCCAGCAACTGCGTACCCAGGCCGAGGCCACCGCCACCGCCGGGCGGGCCCAGGCCGATGCCGTCCAGCGTTACCGCGATTCCCTTGATCCCCTGGCCGCCGCCCAGCGCCGGGCGGCCGGCGAGATGGCGACCCTGCAGGGCTGGCTGGCCAAGGGCCTGGTCAATCAGGGCGAGTACGACCAGGGCGTCAAGCGCATCAACACCGGCCTGGCCGAGATGGGCAAAGCCGCCGGTACCTCCGCCGGCCAGATGGCCATGGCGCGCCGTACCGTCGTGATGAATCTGATGGACATGGGCCAGGCCGCCGCCGCCTCGGGCGGCGACCTGCGCATGATGGCCGCCATCGCGCCGGATATGTTCTACGGATTCAGCCTGATGGGTAAGGGTGCGTTGGCCGCCGCCCTGGGCATCACGGCGATCGGCGGGGCGGTGGCGGCGACGGCCGGCGCCTATATCATGCACGCCGAGTCGATCAAAGAGCTGGATCGGGCACTGAAGGCCTCGAACGACAACGTGGGCAAGAGCCGCTCCGAGCTGGAGAGGATGGCGGTCGCCATGACGGCCGGCGGCGCGGTGTCGGTACGCGAGGCCCGCGTCATCGAGGGCGCCCTGGTTCGCATGGGGACGGTCGGCGGCGACAATTTCCGTAAGTTGACCGAGGTATCGACCGATTGGGCCAGGCTCACCGGCAATGATGTAGCCGCGGCTGCCACTGATCTCGCCAAGGCATTGGATGATCCAGTCCAGGCGGCACACGAGCTTGATCGGCAATACGCTCTGCTGACCGCAGGCCAGCTACGCGCCATCGAGGCAATGGATCGCGCCGGGAAAAAAGAAGAAGTCCAGGCGGCACTGTTGGAAGCCATCGGGATTCGGGCGGCGGCGGCGGCCGATGATGTTGGACTGTTCACCCGGGCGCTCAACGCCATGTCTGACGTGGCCGACGGTCTCGGGTCGGCCTTGGGCAAGCTGGGAAGCGGTATCGCCGACGTGTTGTCGTTCGGCTCGAAAAAGTCTGACGATCCTGCGGAGATGCTGGCGCGCGCCCGTCAGGCGATGATGGCGGCCACGGCAAAGTATGGCGCTGACAGCCGAGAGGCTAAGGTCGCGGGGGCTGATTTCCGCTATTGGAGCATCCAGACCAATCTTGCGGCGGAAGCACCCCGCCAAAAAACAGAAAATGCCCGGACGGAAAAGGCGATCAAGGCCGGCAATTCGCTGGCCGATCAACTGGAGCCGGGCCTCGATCAGCGGTACCTGCTGGAAAAACAGTCATCGACGTTGATCGCTGCGGCGACGGCCGCCGCCCAGCGAGGGGACGTGGAAGCCGCCGCCCGGTTCAGCGCCCTTTATGCCGGCGTCGCGCGGGGTTTGGCAACTTACCAAACGGAAGGCCAAAAGGCGCTGAAGCTGTCACAGGCCCAGGCGGCGGCCATCGGCATCGAGTCGTCGGCGCGCGCCGTGCAACTGGCGCAGCAGACCAAGGCCATCGAGCTGATGGGCTCCTCCCTGCCCCCGGAGGAACAGGAACTGCAGATCCACGCTGCCGGCGCCCAGGCGTTGGCCCAGCAGGCGCTGGCCCGCCAGCAGTCCATCGAAAAGATGACCCTGGAGGCCGCCGCCGCCGAGCGGCTGGCCGCCGCGCTGGGCGGTGGTGGGGCGGCGCAGGACAAGGCCGAGCTGGACAACATGCTGGCGGCCGAGGCCGCCCAGAACGGCGCTGCCCGTCTGGACGAGCTGGCCGCCGCCTATGCCCGCGTCCAGGCGGCCAAACGCGACCAGCAGGCCACCCAGCTGCTGCAGGGGCTGTCCGATGAGTACCAGGCGGCCAGCCTGCTGGCCGATGCCCAGGGCAAGGGGGCTGCCGCCACGGCCGCCGCGACCATCGAGGCGGAGCGGGCCAAGCTGGTGGCCCAGGGCTACAGCGAGGAGGTTATCCAGACCGCCCTGGCGGTGATGCGCCTCACCCAGGCGGAAAAGGTCCGGGGCCAGCTGGCCGCCATGGACCGCGATTACGGCCGCCAGATCGAGCAACTGAACACCGAGCTGCGCCTGGTCGGCGCCACCGTAGAGCAGCGCGAATACGAACTGACCCTGCTGGAGATGCGCCGCAAGCTGGAAGACGCGGGCGTCGAGGACGTGGAAAAGGAGCTGCAGGCCCGCCGCCAGGTGGCCGCCGCCATCGCGTCGAAAAAGGCCGAGCTGGAAAAGGCCCAGGAAGCGGCACGGGAATGGGCACGGATCTGGGAGCACGGCGCCGAGAAGATCCAGGACGCCTTGGCCGGTGCGTTCAAGGGGGCTTTAACGGGGGGTGTTAATAATTTCACGGATTTCCGCCGTACCGTCACCGACCTCATGAAGGAGATGGCGGCGCAGATCGCCGCCATGCTGGTGTTCCGCCCCATCATCGGCGGGGTGGTCAACCTGCTGGGCCTGGGCGGCCTGGTTTCCGGCGGCGGTGGCCTGGGCGGCATCCTGGGCGGCGGCGGTGCCACCGGCGCGGCCGGTGGGGCGGGCGGCGCGTCCGGACTCTACACTCCCGGCCTGGGCGACGGCTTTTCGCTGGGCCATGCCCTGGCCGGCGGCAGCGGGTCGTCGCTGTTCGGCACCGCCGGGTCCATGTCCGGCCTGTTGTTCGGCAATGCCGGTGATCCGCTGGTAACCGGCCTGTCCGGCCAGGGGCTGCTGGGCAGTGCCGGCACCTTGTTCGGCTCGACCCTGTTGGCCGACTCGTTTTTGCCGGGCCTCGGCGCGCTGGCCGGCGGCCTGATCTCCGGCAATGTGGGCCAGGGGGTCGGCGGCCTGGGCGGTGCCCTGGCCGGCGCCGCCATCGGCGGGCCGATCGGCGCCATCATCGGCGCCATCGGCGGCTCGTTCCTGGGGTCGTTGTTCGGGATGGGCGGCGACTATCCCGATTCGATCCAGACCCAGACCGGCTACCAGACCTCGGTCGAGCAGGCGATCGGGGCGGGCAACAAGATCGCCACGCCGCCCAATCTGATGGGCAGCCAGGATTGGAATTATTGGGACCCCACCGGCCCCATGCCGGGGTGGGTGGACGGCTGGTCCTGGCGCACCTCGACGGTGGCGGGCGGCACGGCCGGGCCGGTGCAGGACACCCAGGCCCGCGCCCTCTCCCTGGTGTCCAACCTGGGCTATCTCTACGGCGCCGACCTGTCGGGCCAGAACATCGGCACGGTGGCCAAGGACGGCAAGCTGATGCTGGTCAACCGCCGTACCGACATGGCGGCGGACCAGTGGAGCAACTCGACCCTGGCTCCGGGCATGACCGCCTATTCGTTCGACCCCTCCAAACAGGAGGAGATCGACGACGCGGTGGCGCGGATCTCGGTGGTGATGCTGGCCCGCGCCGCCTCGGTGGCCGACGCCAACCTCAAGACCGCCGCCCAGCACATCGACACCACGCTCGACGCCAAGTCGATCAACGAGCTGCTGGATTTCGCGGCCAATTTCAACGATGCGCTGGCGACCATGGCCGGCGGCACCGCCGATTACAGCAATGCGGTCGGCGTGCAGACCCGCAAGGAGGTGGCCGCCACCGTCGCGGCCATCCAGGATTTTATGACCAAGACGGCCGAGCTGGGCCTCAACACCACCGCCGCCGCAGCGGCCACCAAGTCGGCGGTCGAGGTCATGCTGGGCCTCAAGGACGCGGCCCCGGAACTGTCCGACACCGCCAAGGCGCTGCAGGCGCTGGAGGCCAAGTTTTCCAACATCCAGCCGCTGCTCGACATGGTGGGGATCACCGCCGATCCGGCGGCGCTCAAGGCCCAGGCCATGACCAACCTGACCGCCGGTTTCGATGGTGCCGTGGCCGACCAGATCACCGCGCTCACCGACAACGCCGCCCTGCTGCGCAAGGCCGAGGACGAGCGGTACCAGCAGCAGCTGGCCGACGCCAAGCTGGTCAACGCCAACCTGGAGCAGGTCGAGCGGCTGCACCAGATCAAGCTGCGGCAGATCGACGAGCAGGCCAACCAGGCGCAGGTCCAGGCGGCCCAGCAGGCGCTGGCCACCATCAAATCGACGCTCGCCGAGCTGACCTACGGCAACCTCACCACCCTGTCGGCCGAGGACCGCCTGACCCTGGCCCGGGGCGAGTTTACGGCGGCGCGCACCAAGGCCCTGGGCGGTGACGCCGACGCCCTGTCCCAGATCTCCGAGGTGGTCAAGCGGTTCCTCGAATCCTCCCGCGAGGTCAATGCCAGCGGCGCCGGCTACCAGACCGATTACACCGCCGCCACCGACCTGCTCAAGCACCTGGCCGGCGTGCCCGGTTATGCCGACGGCGGCGTCTCGACCGGGCCCCAGCTCGCCTGGGTGTCCGAGGGACGCTGGCGGCACGAGGCCCACGTGCCGCTGCCCGACGGCCGCTCCATCCCCGTTAACCTGCGCACCGCCGTGCAGGGGTCTAACGGCGATGTGGTGGCCGCCATCGATCGCGCCGCCCAGCAATCGGCCGCCGACGCGGCGGCGCTGCGGCGCGAGGTGACGGCGCTGCGCCGCGAGAACGAGGATCTGCGCGGCCGGATCGATCGGGTGGTTTCGGGCATGGCCGCCGCCGGGGGACGCGGCCGATGAGCAAGTATCTCGACCTGCTGGCCAACCCCAATGCGCGTCGCCGCTATTGCATCGAGCTGTACCCCTATGACCGGGTGGCAGGGGCGGTGCGGGCCGTCTATCTGTCCGACGACGGTTTTGTTTCGGCGCCCGCCGACGTGCCGGCCAACACGTGGTTCGCGCCGCGCCTGACCCAGAGCATCGCCATTACCCGCTCGCTGTGGGCCGAGGGCCGGGTGGGCGGACAGTCGCTTCCCAGCTACGGCCTGGCGGTGCTGGCCAATGCCGATCACGGCCTCGACTATCTGGCCCAGCTGGATTTCGACGGCCGCCGGGTGGTGGTGCTCCTCGGCGGTGACGATTTCGACTATGCCGATTTTGGTGTCGTGCTGGACGGTACGGTGGACGGGCTGGAATGGGGAGACCGCACGGTATCGGTGCGCCTGCGCGATCTCCAGACCCTGCTCGACAAGCCGGCCCTGACCACCCGGCTGGGCGGCACCGGCGGCTGGGACGGCATCGCCGAGCAGACCGGCCGGGCGCTGCCCTGGGCCCTGGGCCGGGTGCGCAACGCCGAGCCGGTCTGCGTCGATCCGGTCAACAAGCGGTATCGCTCGTCGTGGCGGGCGATCGCCGCCATCGACCGGGTGGCCGACATGGGCCAGCCCCTGGTCATCGCCGCCGACTATCCCACCCTGGCCGACCTGGATGCGGCCGTCACCGGCGGGGCGGTGCTCGCCGGCCAGGTCGGCATCTGCAAGGACCAGGCGGCATTCCGCTTGGTCTCTCCGCCGGCCGGGCTGGTCACCTGCGACCTGCGCGGCGACGCGGTGGGCGGCTATGTCGAGACCTCGGCCGGGCTGATCCGCCGGGTGCTGACCGTCGCCGGCCTGACCGGTTTCGACGTTTCCGCCTTCGCCACCCTCGATGTTGCCGCCCCGGCGGCGCTGGGGCTCCACATCTCCGAGGACGGCGCCACCCTGGCCGGGGCCTGCGACCAGTTGGCCGATGCCGTCGGGGCCTGGTGGGGCATGGACCGCTCCGGCGCCGCCGTGGTCGGCCGCCTCGATGCGCCGGCCGGCGAGCCGGTCGCCTGGTACGGCGAGGGCGAGATCCTGTCCTACGAGCGGGTGGCCACCAAGGTGCCGCTGTGGCGCCTGACGCTGGGCTATCAGCGCAACTGGCGGCCCATGGCGGACGGCGACCTGGCGGCGCCCTACCGGGCCGGCGGCGGCCAGGCCACGGCGGGCGCCTGGTACCGCGAGGAGTGGCGCCTGACCGCTCCGGCGGCCGATGCGGCGGTGCAGACCCGCCATCTGCTGGCCAGCGACGAGCGGATCGACACGCTGATCGACGCGGCGGCCGACGCGGCGGCCGAATGCACCCGCCGCCATGGCCTGCTCAAGGCCGATCGGGACGTCTATCGCGTGGTGGTCAAGACCCAGCCCTTCGCCCGCCAGCTGGGCGATGTGGTCGGCCTGCGGCTGCCCCGTTACAACCTGGGCGCCGGCAAGGCCTTTATCTTGATCGGCACCCAGGAGGATGCGCGCACCAGCCGGGTGGTGATGGAGGTGTGGGGATGACCCTCGATCCCAGCACCATGGTCATCGCCTCCAACTGGTCGGACGCCGGCACCCTGACCGCCGGATCGCAGGCCGGCGCCCTGGTGGTCGACAACCTCAAGGACCGCAACTCGACCAAGGTGTGGCGCAGCGTCGGGCTGGCGCCGGCCGCCACCACCATCACCGTGGACATGGGCCGGGCCAAGGTGGTCGACGTCGTGTACCTGCGCCGGGTCAACATCAGCCAGGCGGGCAGGTGGCGGGTGCGGATCTCCAACGACGCCGCCTTCGCCGTCGCCTCCTCCTACGATTCGGGCTGGGTCCGCGCCTGGCCGGTGCTGGCCGGCCACGGCGCGCTGCCCTGGGGCATCTGGCTGTGGGGCGACGTGATCAGCGAGGCCGAGGCGGCCTATTACGTGATCGACGCCACCTGCGTCCTGCCGGCCACCGTCTCGGGCCGCTACGTTCGGATCGACATCGACGACCAGACCAACGCCGCCGGCTTCGTCCAGGCCGGCCGGCTGGTCGTCGGGCCGGCCTGGCGGGTCGCCATGGATTACGGCTGGGACATCGGCTGGTCCACCGCCGAATCCAACGTCGATTATTCCATCGGCGGCCAGACCTGGATCGACCAGCGGCCCCAGCGCCGCACGCTGCGCTTTGGCCTGTCCGCCGTGCCCGAGGTGGAGATCTACGTCAACGCCTTCGACTATTTGGACCGGCGGAAATCCATCGCCGGAGACGTCCTGATCATCCCCCAGCCGGCCAAGCCGGAACTCTACATCCACGAGGTCATCTACGGCCGTCTGCAGCGCCTGGACCCGGTGGGCAATCCGGCGCCGGGGCCGTCGTCCAGCCGCACCAAGTCTTTTGCCGTCGAGGAGATGCTCTGATGTCCTGGCCCGTCACCGTCAACGGCCGCACCTATACCGAGGCCGATTTCGCCGGCAACGCCTATGTCGAGGGCCTGCCCTCCCTGGCCGCCGATCTGGCCACCCACGCCGCCAACGGCTGGACGGCCACGTCCATGACCGCCCTGACCATCGGCACCGGGGCCCAGGCCCTGACGGTGCAGCCGGGCAAGCCGTTCGGCGTGGGCCAGCCGCTGCGCCTCGCCGTCACCGCCGATCCCGCCAAGTACATGGACGGCTACTGCGCCTCCTACGACCAGGCCACCGGCGCCCTGGTGGTAATGGTCGGGGTGGCGATCGGCGGCGGCACCTATGCCGCATGGACGGTGACCATCGGCGGGGCGCGGGTGGCGGGCTCGGCCTCGCCGCTGGCCATCACCGAGGGCGGCACCGGGGCGACCACCGCCGCCGGGGCGCGGACCAATCTGGGGGCGGTGGCCAGTGTCGGCGGCACCATCAGCGGTGCGGTCCTCACCGATACCACGACGCTGCCCAACGGCGGCAGCATCATCGGCAGCGGACAGGCCACCTTTGTCGGGAGCGCCGGTCAGAAGGCTCTCGTCATCCAGAATAGCGGCGCCACCGACAATCTTTTCATGGGGGTCTCGGCGGGCAATTCGTCGGCTTTCGTCCGGACCCAATCCGGCACCCCCATCCAATTTTCGACCAATGGCGGCGGCGCCACCGCGATGTCGATCAACTCGAGTACCGGTGTATCGCTGGGCGGCGCCCCCGGCGCCGAGAGCCTGCGGGCCGTGCCGGTCGCCTCCCAGGTCAATTACTGGGCCCTGCGGGGCGGGACGGCGGGCAACGGCGTGCAGGCGTCGGCGGAGGGGGTCAGTACGGATATCGATTGGGTGTGCCAGACCAAGGGCGCCGGGGCGGTGCGGATCCAGACGGCGGGCAACACCAACAACACGCAGCTCGTTATCTTGCACGCCGCCGGCGCGGTTAACTACCTCTCCGTCACGGGCGCGGCTACCGGACAGGGGGTCTACGCGGCGGCCCAGGGCAGCGACACCAACATCGCCTACCAACTCCACTCAAAGGGTGGCGGCCCGGTCAACATCTACACCAACGGCACCAGTGCCGCGACACTGCAGGCCAGCATCACCCACACGGCCGGCGCGGTAAATTACCGGACCGTCTCGGGTGGCGCGACGGGCAACGGCACGTACTCACTGGCCACCGGCGCCGACGCCAACGTGTCATCGGTCTGGGACAATAAGGGCTCCGGGGCGCACCTGTGGCGTAACAACGGCGGGGCGACCAACCTCTTGCAGATCGGGGCTCTCGGCGGCGGCACGAGCGTCGTGCAACTGTTTAACGGCACCGTCCCAACCTCCAATCCTGTTAGCGGCGGCTATGTCTACGTCGAGGCCGGCGCCCTGAAATACCGTGGTTCCAGCGGCACGGTTACGATCCTCGCTGCAGCTTAATCCAGGAGATCACCATGGCTATCGCCAAACCCCTCAAGTCCCCCTTCGGCACCGACGCCGGCTATCACATGATCGCGGCGCAGCACATCAACAGCCGCGACATGTCGGCCACCGTGCTGGTGGCCTCCTACCTGTCGGCCGAGACGCGGGGCGCCGAAAAGGCCGCCATCCTGGCCCTCAAGGACGCCGCCAATGCCGGCGACGAGACGGCGCTCGCCATCGCGCGCGGCCGCCTCGCCCAAAATCAGCCGATGATGACCGAGGAGGTCGGCATCCCGACCGAGGTCTACATCACCCTGGTCGACGCCGACGACGGCGACCTGCGGCGGGGCGCCGTCTACGACTGGCTCAAGGCGGCCAAGCCCAAGTATGCCGGCGCGACCGACGCCTGATAACCCTACCCCCGCCGGCTCCGGCCGGCGGGGGTAGGGTTGGCGCGGTAGGTCTGTGCGGGGTGAGATATCTCAGTGCAAAATCACCCGGCAAACAGTGCAAAATCGCTCGGCGCGCTTCACCAGCGAGCGCAGGAACGGCCCGAACACCTCGGGATCGACGCGCACGTCGTCGCCATCCACCACCAGCGGCGCCACCTCCTTCTCCAGGCGGGCCGATATCTGCTGGATCAGCTTGTCGAACTCGGTGATGGCCTGGCGCAGCGACACGGTCCGGATGGCCGCGATCTCCTCCAGCACCTCGGGAACCTCGCTCTGGTCGAGGAGGCCGCGAGCGAAGCGTTCGAAGCGTTTCGCCTGTTCCGGGGTGACGGTGACCACCCCGCGCCGGGCCATGAAATCCTCGCCCAGCGCCTCGCGCACGGTTTCCAGATCGGCCGACAGGATCGACGGCCAGTCGCGGGAGAACACCATCTGGGCCGCCTGACCACCGTCGGCCCTGGGGCCCAGGCGCTGCAGCGCCGTCTCCACCTCGTGCAGGGCGGCGGGCAGGTGGTGGAAACCCAACTGGTTGAAGGTCCCCTTGAAGGTGTGGATGGAGCGATAGAGGGCGGCGCGGCTATGGCCCCGCCACATCCCGGGGCCGTCCTGGACGAAGCCGGTGAATTCGGCCACCGCGTCGAAGAAGTCGTTGCCGTAGGTGACCGCCGACACGATCATCTCCAGGCGGGTACGCTCGCGCGCCACCTGGGCGGCCAGCTCCTTCTCGCCGGTGACGTCGGTCAGCACCACCATGATCGCCCCGTCCAGCGGCTTGAATTCGGCCTTCAGCACCCGCGGGCCCAGGGTGATCTCCTCGGGCAGCAGGGACAGGTACAGCTCGGCGCGCAGGGCATCGCTTTCGGTCAGGGTTTCCCGGATACAGATCCGGAAGGTCTCGCGGAGCTGGGGATTGTCCGGGAACAACAACTCGTCGGCGCGTCTTCCAGCCGGCGAGCCGCCGAAGAACGCCAGACAGGGATGGCTGAATTCCGGCGCCACCACCAGATCGGCGCGGAACGACAGGAAGCCCTGGCCCGAATTATCCAGCAGGGCCGAGACCTGATCGCTGGTATTGCGAAAGGCGTCGGCCATGTCCTCGGCCAGTTTCTTGGCAGCCCGGAGCGCCTCTTCCGCCGCCTTGCGGTCGGTGATGTCCTCGACCAGCCAGACGGTTCCTCCGGCCAAGTCGGCCGGATCGATGGCGGTGCCCACCAGCCGGCAGACCCCCTTCTCGCCGTTCCCGCGCACGATCTCGTGCTCGCCGCGATAGGTTCCGCCGACCGCCAGTTCCCGATAGGCCTGCCCCACGGCCTGGAACTCCCCATCGCTGCGCCAGATCTCGCGGGTATCGAGTCCCGGCAACTCGCCCTGGCCATAGCCCAGCAGGCGTTCCAGGGCCCGGTTGGCGCGGCGGATCAGGCGGCGCCCCGTTTCGTCCATCTGGACCACCGCGATGCCCAGCGAGGCGTTCTCGAGGATGATGTCCTGCTCGGCCAGGATCTTGTCCAACTGCTCCTTTTTCTCGGACAGTTCGGCCGTGCGCTGGGCGACGGTGATCTCCAGGTCGTCCCTGTGGCGCTCCAGATCCTTGTAGAGCAGGGAGTTCTCCAGGGAGATGGCTGCCTGCGAGGCGAGCAGCTCGAGGACGGCGACCCGCGCCGCCGTGAAGACGTGGGAAACCTGGCTGTTTTCCAGGTACAACAGACCGATCAACCGCGACTGCTTGACCATGGGCAGGCACATGATCGACCTGACCCGGTTCCCGCGGATGTAATCGTCGGCGCCGAAATCGCCGTCCTGGATCGCGTCGTCGAGCAGGACCCGCTTCCAGGCGCGGTTGACGTAATTGAGGATGGTGACCGGCAGGGCCGCCGCGTCGGGAACCTGCCGCAGCGACTTCACCACGATGGCACCGTCGTCGATGCGGGCGTCGGCCACCACCGTCGGAACGCCGCCCAGATCGACCACCAGGGCGCCGCGGGCGGCCCCGGCGTTCTCGACGGAAATGCGCAGCAGGGTCTCCACCAGACGGTCGAGGGCGATTTCGCCCGAGACCGCCTGGGACGCCTTGATCACACTGATGGCGTCCAGACTCTGGACCGCGGCGCCCGACGTATCCGCCGGGCCCGGATGGCCCGGTGTCTCGACGATCTGGGGATGGGTCCGGTCGAGCTGCGCCGCCTTGCCCTTGGCCCCCCAGCGCAGATAGGCCTCGCGCGCCTTGCGGAGATAGGTGTCGGCGATCAGTTGGCGACCGCGCCCGCGATAGAAGCGCGAGGCCAGTTCGAAGGCCAGGGCCTCCAGGTGCAGGGCGTCGGAATCGCGGGCCAGGGCGATGGCGTCCTCGTAGAGCCGCTCGGCCTCCAGCACGGCGCCGTCGACACGGGCCACCTCGGCCATGGCGAGGGCATGGCGGCCGCCGAAATTCTCCCGGCTGTTGGCGGCGCGGCGCGACAGAACGTCCACGTGGCCCTGCAGCTCGGACCGCTCGCCGGGTGAGAGGGGGGGCATGGATTCGCTCCGGCCGGCGGTGGCCGACAGCACCGCCAGCAGGTGGTGCGTGGTCTCGGCCACCCAGCCGGTGACGCTTTTCAGATAGGGCGCCATCCGGCGCCCCTGCTCCGAAGCCTCGCCATAATCGCCGTACAGCAGGGCGGCGAACTGGGCCAGCAGGTGGAAATAGGCGATGCCGGTGCCGAACTTCGCCTGCTCCAGCGCCGCCAGCGCCTCGCCCCCCCGTTTCAGATAGGCCGCAAGGTCGGTGGTGCCGTCCAGGCAGTCGGAGAACGCCTTCTCGGCCCGCAGGGTGTGCAGCAGCCCGTCGTTGCGGCTTTGCTGGGCGAAGGCGGAATAGGTCAGGGAGGCGGCGGTGACGTCGGCGAGCGGCTGGCCGCACTCGAAGGTCAGCCACGAGATCTCCAGGGCGCCATAGGTGGCGTAGGAGTAGTCGCCGGCCGCCTGACAGTCGATGAATCCTTCCCGCAGGATGTCGATGCTGCTCCGCAGGGAGTTGCGGCGGCTGTTGATGAACACCCCGGCGCGCACCAGGATGCGCCCCTTGAGGTCCGGGCGCGACAGGACCTCCTGCAGCTTGAGCGCCAGATTGGTGTACTGGATGGACTCGTCGATGGCGTCGTACTTGCTGACCAGAACGATGGCGTAGCCCATGTAGACAGAGCAGGAATCGCCGGCATTGCCCCGCAGCAGGGTGACGTTGAGGGCGTTCAGCACCAGCCAGGCGTACAGGTCCGGCCGCGCGATCCAGGCACAGGGCATGGCGTCGGCCAGGATGCCGAGCAAACCGAGGGCGTCCGGGTCGGCCAGACGCGGAGCCTCGATCAGCCCCTCGATGGAGCGTCCCCGCAGGTTGACCGAGGATTCCCGCCGGGCCAGCTCCACCGCCGCCTCGATGGCGGCCGCTCCGTCGGGGCAATTCAGCCCGAACATGCGCAGCGCCGACAGCGCCACCTCGACCGCCTCGCCCCAGCGGCCGGCCACCTGGTTGCGCAGGATGAGCAGGCGGTAGGCCCTGGCGCGATCGGCATTGCCGCGCGCCCGCTCGACGATGACCGGAAACAGCTCCTCCACCTGCAGGAAATTACCCAGCAGCAATTCGCAGGTGGCGCGCTCCAGCACCAGCGCGAAGGTCCGTTCGTAATCGGCCTCCCAGGCGGAAGGGGGCAGCAGGTCCATGGCCTGCAGGAAATAGGTTCGGGCGGTGGCATAGGCCGCCGAGGATTTGGCCTTTTCCCCTGCCCGCCCGTTCATCAGACGGACCCGCGAGCGTTCGTCCTCCGAATCGAGCAGCTCGAGGCCGATGTTGAAATGGTTCACCAGGTCGAAGATGTGATCCTCGAGCTCGTCCTCGTTCAGTTCGGCCAGCAGCTTGCGACCGATCCGAAGATGCTCGGCCGGCCGTTCCCCGGCGGGCAGCAGGCGATAGGCGGCCTCCTGGATGCGGTCGTGGGCGAAGCGCAGAGTATCCTTGCGCCGCACCAGATAGGAGGCGCGCAAGGCGTCCTCCAGGCTGTCCTCCAGGGAATCGCCGTACTCCGCGTGAACGGCCCGCAGCGTCCTCAGCTCGACGGCATTGCCCAGGCAGGCGAGGGTCCGCATCACGTCCCGCGCCCGCTGGGGCAGCCGGCGGAGCTTGCCCACCATCAGATCGACCACGTTGTCGGTGAAATCCTTGGCGGCGATCCGCTCGATATCCCAGCGCCAGCCGTCCGGGCCGGGGGTCAGCAGCCCGTCCTCGAACAATCCCTGCATGAACTGGATGGTGAAAAACGGGTTGCCTTCGGTCTTCCGGCCGACGATGGCGGCCAGGGGGCGGGCGGCCTCCAGGGAGCAGGAGAGCGTCTCGGCCACCATCCGCCCGAGTTGATCCTCCGACAGCGGCGGCAGCAGGATTTCCTCGACCGGCTGGCGCGCCCGGATGGATTCGCATGTCAGGGCCAGGGGATGGGCTGCCCCCACCTCGTTGTCGCGGTAGGCGCAGATCAGCAGCAGATGACGCAGCTCCGCATGGGTCGCCAGATACTCGAACAGCTTCAGGCTGCCGGGGTCGATCCACTGCAGATCGTCGAGGAACAGGACCAGCGGGTGCTCGGCGGTGGCCCAGACGCCGAGGAACCGCCGGAAGGTCGCGAAGAAGCGGACCTGCGCCTCGTTGGGCGGAAGATCGGCGACCGGCGGCTGCTCGCCGATCAGCAGGGTCAGTTCCGGAATCAGGTCGGTGATCAGCCGGCCGTTCTGGCCGACCGCGTCGAGGACCGATCGGCGCCATTGCGCCAGTTGCGCATCGCCCTGGCTGAGTATCTGCCGCACCGATCCCTGGAACGCCTGAGCCCAGGTGGCGTAGGGAATGTGGCGCCTGAACTGGTCGAACTTACCCGAGGCGAACAGTGCCCGCGCCTGGATCAGCGCCTTGTGCAGCTCGCCCACCAGCGCCGATTTGCCGATACCCGAATAGCCGGTGATCAGGACGACCTCCAGGCTGCCCCGGCTGGCGACCCGTTCAGCCACCGCCAGCAGCCGGCCCAGTTCCCCATCACGGCCGTAGAGTTTTTCCGGGATGATCAGGCGGTCGGGGGTATCGTCGCCGGCCAGGGGAAACGGCGACACGCTCCCCCCCTCGCGCCAGGCGTGAAAGCAGCGCAACAGGTCGGCGGCTAGGCCGCTGGCGGTCTGGTAGCGGTCCTCCGCCGCCTTGGCCAGCAGCTTCATAACGATGTCGGAGACCTGCTCGGGAATATCGCCGCGCAGATGGGTGAGTGGCGGCGGCCGCCGCGCCACGTGGAAATGGACCAGCTCGGCCGGGTCATCCGAGGAGAAGGGGGGGCGGCCCGCCAGCATCTCGAAGAAGACGATTCCCAGCGAATACAGGTCGCTGCGCGAATCCACCGAGCGGTTCATGCGCCCGGTCTGCTCCGGGGCCATGTAGACCAGCGTCCCCTCGATGGTCTCGATCGGATCGAAGGCGATGTGATGGCGCGGCAGCGGGGACGCGAGGCCGAAACCGGTGAAGCGGACGGGAGCCCCGCCCTCATCCGGGACGAGGATGTTGGCCGGCCGGATGTCCCTGTGGATGATGCCCTGGCCGTGCATCCGGGCCAGGGAGCGGGCCATGGCCAGGGCCAGGGGCAGGAACGTGCCGAGGGGAAGGCCGGGATGCGGCCCGCCGGCCTCCGGGGAGTACCCGGCCAGGATACTCTCCAGGAGGGTCCCGCCGGGGTCGCCGAGCAGCAGCTCGGCCGAACTCGCCCTTTCCAGCAGGAGATTGGGCGGCGCCGCCCATTCGGGCGACAGTTGCTCCCTCATGGCGAATTCGTTGCGGAAGCGGGAAAGGATCCGCGGCGAGGCCTCGCCCGTGGCGGGAACGACCACCAGGGCCGCCCCCCGCAGGGAATCCCGCCCGCGCCACACCACGCGATCCCGATCGCGGGTCAGTAGCTCGGCCTGGCTCAGGGTGGCCAA